AGCTGGTCAAGTCGGGTATTGACCCGAGAAGTGAAGAGTATTACGAGCGCATTGACTCTCGTATGCGACAAGTCTTCCCGGATGCCTTTGATTCTCCGGAGGATACCGACAGAGCTGAAAAGCCGAGTCGTGCTAAAGCTAGCGTGGTTGCGCCTGCGACCCGCAGTACGGCCTCTAAAAAGATCGTACTAACACAAACGCAGGTTAACATCGCCAAGCGGCTAGGCGTTCCATTGGAACTCTATGCCAAAAAGGTTGCAGAGGAAGCGAGGAAACAAAATGGCTGAGAACAGACTTAATCGTGATCTTGAAAAACGTGAAACCCGCGAACGCGTAAAAAGCTGGGCACCGCCCACGCTTCTTCCTGAGCCTACTCCTCAGGATGGGTACAAGTTTCGTTGGATTCGTCTTTCAACACTAAATCAAGCTGACCCAACCAATTTGTCTGCCAAGCTTCGCGAGGGATGGGAACCCGTCAGGGCGTCCGACCACCCAGAACTGATGTTGCATGGAACTGACGTAAACGAAAAGTTCAAAGACAACGTAGTTATTGGCGGTCTGATTCTCTGTAAGACCCCGGCAGAATTAGTCGAGCAACGGAATGCTTACTATTCGCAGCAAACCGAAAGCCAGACACAGTCTGTCGATAACAACTTCATGCGCGAATCTGACCCAAGAATGCCGCTTTATAGAGAGCGGAAGTCAACGGTTAGCTTCGGTAAAGGCTCATAACTTTTTGAACGAGGTTTAACATGGCATATCCTGCTGTTTCAGCCCCCTACGGGCTACGTCCGATCAATTTGATCGGCGGACAGGTGTTTGCTGGCTCGACCCGTCTGATCCCCATTGCTTCTAGCTCCGGCACCGCCATTTATTATGGCGACGTTGTAGCTATTAACACGGGCGGTACGATTACCAAGGTATCGGCAACTGCTTCTAGCGTTGAAGCCGTTGGCATTTTCCTTGGTTGCCAGTACACCAATCCCACAACCAAGCAACTGCTCCAGCAACAGTACTATCCTGGTGGCGTGACTGCTTCGGACATCAAGGCTTTTGTCCTGGATGATCCGGATGCACTCTTTAAAGTTGCAGTCGTTACCGCTGGTACAACGACTGTTTCTTACGTTACTCAGGCTGCTGTTGGCAAAAACACCGCTTATGTGCCGAACGCTTCTGATGGTTCGACCACAACTGGTGATTCTGCCGCTGCTGTTTCAGCTACTACCGATACCGAGACGGCTCTGCCGTTCCGTGTTGTTGACGTAGTGCCTGATACCGCAATTGCAGGCTACCCCGGTTCTTATACCGAGGTAATCGTTAAGTTCAACTTCGGAATCCATCAGTACTACAATGCTGCTGCTTCCGCTGTGTCGGCATAAGGAGCTAATTAAATGGCTATTTCACGCGCACAACTACTGAAAGAGCTGCTCCCGGGCCTGAACGCATTGTTTGGTCTTGAGTACGCTCGTTATGGTGAAGAACACAAAGAGATCTATGAAACTGAGACCTCTGAGCGTTCCTTCGAAGAGGAAACCAAGCTGTCTGGCTTCTCCGCCGCTCCGGTGAAGAACGAAGGCGCTGCCATTGCTTATGACAATGGTCAAGAAGCTTGGACCGCACGTTACAACCACGAAACCATCGCCCTGGGTTTCTCGATCACCGAAGAGGCAATCGAGGACAACCTGTACGACAGCCTGTCGTCCCGGTACACCAAGGCTCTGGCCCGTGCTATGGCTTATACCAAACAGGTTAAAGCCGCTAACGTGATTAACAATGGGTTCTCTACCAACTACACCGGTGGCGATGGCAAACCTCTGTTTGCTACTGATCACCCCCTGGTATCTGGTGGCACGAACTCCAACACTCCGTCTACTCCGGCTGACCTGAATGAGACCTCCCTTGAGGCGGCTGTCATTCAGATCGCTGCGTGGACGGATGAGCGTGGTCTGCTGATCGCCGCTAAGCCCCGCAAGCTGATTGTTCCGCCCGCACTGATGTTCGTGGCGACCCGTCTGCTTGAGACTGAGCTTCGCGTCGCTACTGCCGACAACGACATCAACGCGATCAAGAACAACGGTTCTATCCCCGAGGGTTACACAGTTAACCACTTCTTGACGGATACGAACGGTTGGTACCTGACGACTGACGTTCCCAACGGTATGAAGCACTTTGTCCGTACTCCGCTGCAAAACAGCATGGACGGCGACTTCGACACCGGTAACGTACGTTACAAGGCTCGTGAGCGTTATTCGTTTGGCTGGTCGGATCCGCTTGGTATGTTTGGATCACCTGGCGCAAGCTAAAAGTAGTGGGAAAGGGGGGGTTGCAAAACCCCCTTTTTTCTGTATTCTGTTGTTAAGTCTAGGATTTTTAGCCTTATCGACTGGCCTAGCAGACTTAGTAGAGACGATAGGGCGATGTGCTACTACACGGAGATTTACTAATGGCACGGACTACCTTTTCCGGTCCAGTCAGATCCAATAATGGATTTGAGTCTGGCACTTCTACGGATCCTATTTCCGTAACTACCGCTTCCAACGTTTCCTCTTCTTACGCTACTGCGTCTAATACGACGGGTGACGTACGCCTGACTTATCAGCGCCTGACCTTTACTTCTACAGGATCTGGTGAGACCGCACGGTTTTTTACCCGTGTAACCGGCGCCAACGGAGCTACCGGCGGCACGATTAACGGCGCACATATCTCCACCTCGATTAACACTGGTGGCACGATCTCTGGTGCAGCTAACGCAATCCGCGCAACTCTGGGCGGCACCGCAACCACCCCGGGCGGTACGCTGGCTGTTCTCCAACTTGATACCGATTACGGTACCAACGTAACTCTGGGCGCAGCTTCTTCGTTCATTCGGGTGACCGATAGCGGAGCGCAGGCTGGCGAAGTTCAGAATCTGTTCAATATTGAGACTGGCCCGGCAGCAACTGTTGCTCCCGCAGCTACTTCGGTGACCACTGTTTCTAAGGCTATCAAAGTAATGATTGGTGGAACAGCGTATTACGTTCCCGCCTACGCTACTTACGCCTAATGCAGATAACCAAGGAGTTTTTGGAAACTGAGATAGCGGCTCTTGAGCAGGAATCAAATAAGGCGCAAGTCTTTCAAATTCAAGCTCAAGCCACTATCGCGGCGTACAAAATGCTAATTAACCGGTTAGACGCACCCGAACAGGAGAAGCAAGATGCCATCAATGCAGTATGACGTTAAATCGCAATATGCGACAGCGTCTGGCTTAATCATCCCGTTCCGCACCCGACTTAAGGCGTTTTTGTTTGGAGCGGCGACGAGTAGCGCTGCCACAATAGGGATGTACGATGATTTCTCTATTGCTGGAACCTACACTCGCTCGACCACAACAGCTACGGTCACAGCTCAAGATCATGGCTTGGTTGCTGGGGAGTGGACATACATTGATTGGTCAGGCGGTACAAACCCAGCAGACGGCTTTTATCAAGTCGCAACTGTTACCAATGCCAACGTGTTTACTGTAGCCGTTGCTGACGCCGGAGATCCTTCTGGTGTGGCTGTTGTTTACAACGATGTGTTGGTGATTTCTAAAGTAACCACTTCCAATGATGTGTTCAATATCATCCCAGGCGAGGGAATCCTTGCCCGTCATGGTATTCGGATCTCAATCAGCAACAGCGTTCCAGCAACCATCTACTACGGATAAAAATGAAACAAGAACAATCCTACGATCTAGCTGGCAGCAAGGTCTTTATTGGCCTGCCTGCTTACGACTTTAAGATAAGCGTAAAGCTAGCCATTTCGTTAGCAGAGTTCTGTGTCAAGGCACAGGCCCACGGGGTAGCCGTCCAGTTGGCTAACATCTCTGGATGCTCCGTGGTCTCCCGTGTCCGTAATAGCATTGCTAAGTTGTTTTTAGAGTCTGACTGTGATCATCTGTTAATGGTGGATTCAGACATGGTCATCAATGCAGATGACATTTTCCGGCTCCTGGCATTTAACAAGACCCGTCCAATTGTGGCTGGGATTGGTTGTGCTAGGAAAAAGGAAAAGGTCTATTTCTCCATGCTTGACCAGGATGAAGACGGCAGCGTTTTGATGGATTCAATGGGCCTGGTACGAGCCAAGAGAGTTGGCACCGGGTTCATTATGATCCAGCGCAAGGTCTTTGAAACCCTAAAAGAACAACATCCAGAGTGGAAATATCACGACCAAAACCATGACTGCGACATGTATGCCTACTTTGACTTCTTGTTAAGCCAAGAAGAGGGTTACATGGGCGAGGACTTTGTGTTCTGTGAAAGAGCAAGACAGGCTGGATTTACCATCTGGATTGACCCAACAATCAAACTTGGACACATGGGCGTACATGAGTATGAGGGGGCGTTTGGAGAGGACTATCTCTACCCCCGCCTGCGTCCTATTGACGAGAAAAAAGAGGCAGCGTAATGGCTAAGTCTAAGGGAATGGGCATAGCAACCTCGGTGAAGTCGGGTAACTTCCGTCCCACCAAGCAGGGCGCTGGCATGACCGCCAAGGGAGTTGCGGCTTATCGCCGGGCAAACCCAGGATCAAAGTTAAAGACTGCGGTTACATCCGATAACCCCGGCCCAAAAGATGCAGCTCGGCGTAAATCGTTTTGCGCCAGGTCTGCCGGTCAAATGAAAAAGTTTCCTGAAGCCGCTAAAGATCCCAACAGCCGGATTCGTCAGGCTAGAAAGCGGTGGAAGTGCTAAATGGAGATGATGCTTTGGAACATGGTACTGACAGCGTTGCTGGGCGTCTTGGCCTATGTTGGTCACGAGAAGTCCTCAGAGATTCAACGCCTCAGTATTCTTCTTAACAAAACACGCGAGGAGGTGGCCCGTGATAACGTCACTCAAGCAGAAATTGACAAACTTGTGGAACACATTGATGCAAGGTTTAACCGCCTTGAAGACAAAATTAACCAGCTTATTCAAAAGGGGTAAGTGATGGCTGAGAAGTCAGAAAAAACTAAGGCAATTGAATCTGCACCTGTTGCAGATGAAGGCCGGTTTGGTATCCCTGGAATGGTTAAAAAAGGTATGACAGCAGCTAGTCAGGCTGAAGACTACATTAGGGAAAAGCTTGGCATGAAGCCTGCTGAGGCCCCAAGCCCGGTTAAGAAAGCCAAGGGCGGCTATGTCCGGGCCGCAGATGGTATAGCCAAGCGTGGCAAAACCCGTGGAAGATTTGTTTAATCATGCCTAAGATCAGCGCATACGAAGTTGAGTCTGAGAAGGAAACCCCATCTGGGGTTAAGCGGAAATATAAATCCGGTACTTTGTCCAAAGAAGATGGTAAAGCTGATCTGATGATTTCTTCTGATGACAGACCAAACTTGTATAAATATGGTGATGAAAAAGCGGCTCAAAAGGATTACGAGCTGTTCAAGTCAGAGGCTGAAATGGGCATGAGAAAAGGTGGATATGTCCGTGCGGCTGATGGAATTGCTAAGCGGGGCAAGACCCGTGGAAAGATTGTGTAATGCCTGCTGTTAGTCAAAAGCAGGAGCGGTTTATGCAAGCTGTGGCTAATAACCCAAAGTTTGCAAAAAAGGTTGGGGTAC